TAATGCAGTAATGGAGTTTGCAAAAGAAAGAATCATTGCTTGCTTTAATAACTCAGTATATGAATTTACAAGTTCGGCATCTGCATTGCCTACAGCATTGTATACACATCCAACATCTGGTTATGTATTTACAAGCATAACATCCTCTGGACCAGCGGTATATATTTCTGGATACAATGGCATTCAATCATCTATATTTAAATTTACTTTATCAACTGCGGGTGCTTTGCCTACTTTAACTTCTGCTGTAGTTGCTGCAGAAATGCCAGTAGGAGAAATCATTCATACCATCAAATACTATGGTGGTTATATGGCTATCGGTACTAGCAAGGGTGTCCGTATTGCAGATGTATCTGATACCGATGGCTCAATTAAGTATGGTCCTTTGGTTATTGAAACTACTCAACCAGTTTATGGTTTTGCATGCAGAGATAGATTCATTTGGTGTGCTACATCTGTTGGTGGGGAACCAGGAATTACTCGTATAGACCTTGGGGCGGAACTTGAAAACCTAAGATTTGCCTATGCTAATGACCTCTATTACACAGGAGTAACTGGTCATTCAACTACAGGCGTAGCCTTCCTTGGTAATACAGATACGATTGCTTTTTGCACTGCTGCAAAAACTGAAGTTGCCGTATCTAACAAAGCATTAACTTCAAACGTAGCAACACTTACTACATCTACTGCCCACAATTTATCAGTAGGTGATGTTGTTTGGGTGGCTGGTGTTGATGCTACATTCAATGGTCAATACACAGTAGTTAGTGTGCCAACATCAACAACATTTACATATGCAAAAACTTCAGGCAATGTTTCATCTACTGCTGTATCTCCTACTGGAACAGTGGCTATTGCTGGATATACATATGTTGAAGGCGCAAACTTTATATCATCTGGTTATATAACTACAGGTAATATTCGTTATGGAACTCTTGAACCTAAAAACTTTAAGCGTTTAGTAGGTCGTGGAAACTTTGACTATGGTTCCATGACATTAGAAACAGTTACTGCTGCTGGCACTGAGTATGAAATCCTTGCTTACAGTGCAGATGTAGACCCAATTGAGGTAACAACATCTAGCCCAGAAACTGCACAAGAGTATCTTGCTTATAAGTTCATATTAACAAGAGATGCAACTGATAATACTAAGGGTCCAATCTTTAAGGGCTATCAGGCAAAGGCTACTATTGCTACGCCCCGTCAACGTATGATGCGTTTCCCAGTTTACTGTTTTGATATTGAAACAGATAGATATAATTCTATGTTTGGTTATGAAGGCAGAGCCTTTTCTAAGATTCAAACATTAGAAGACCTAGAACAAAATGGTGACGTAATCACCTGGCAAGATTTAACTACTGGAGAAACTCGACAGGCAGTTATTGAACAAATCACATTCACCCGTATGACTCCACCTGATAAAAGGTTTGATGGTTTTGGAGGAGTACTCGAGATAACTATTAGGACAGTATAAAATGACACTTACCGATTGGGCAGCACTTGCAGTAGCCCTTGTAACTTTAGTAGGCAGTCTTGCAGCAGCAGTGCGGTGGATGGTTAAAAATTATTTACAAGAACTTCGCCCGAACAGTGGCTCAAGTCTGCGAGATTCCATTGATAGATTGGAGCGACAGGTTGAAGAAATTTATCGCATACTTCTTAATCGCAATCAGTCTTAATTTAGTAACGGCTTGTGGCTATCAAGGATGGGTTAGATACCCTTGTCAAGAGTTTGAAAATTGGAAAAAGCCTGAGTGTAATCCTCCTCAATGTTTGCCAACTGGTACTTGTACCAAAGATATTTTACCTGGAGTAATAGATGAACCAAAGAAATAAATTAAGTCCAGAAGAATTACATGCAAGGTTAATTGTAACTATAGGAATTATCCTAGCAATTGTATTTGCTGGCTCTGTATTTGCATTGCTCTATGCGTTGCTATTTATTACACAACCATTAGGAGAACAGGCACCAAACGATGCTGCATTTATTGACCTTGTTAGTACCTTGTGTGTGTTTCTTACTGGTTCTCTTGCTGGCGTACTTGCAGGAAATGGATTGAAGTCTAAGCCAAAAGAAAAAAAAGATGGAGAATAATAAATGAAACCTTTAGTTAATAGAGCCACACCTGCTGCGCTTGCTGTGTTGCGCCAGGCAACAGCATTAAAACCACTTCGCAAGAAAGCCTCAGATGGGTTACTTCCAAGTGCTGCTCACATAAAAGCCAGTCCTAACTCAGACCACAACACAGGGCTTGCCGTTGACCTAACACACGACCCTAAGCAAGGTATTGATTGCGCTGAGATATTTGAGAAGTTAAAGGAAGATGCACGAGTTGAGTATTTAATTTTCCAAGGAAAGATTTGGTCAAAGCCTCGTGCTAAAGAAGGCAACCGTAAGTATACAGGTTCCAACCCACACAATAAACATCTTCATATTTCTATTAAGCCAGAACTATCTAAGGACACAAGCCCTTGGTTTTGGTGGCTTAATCAACCAAAGATTGTTAATCAGGTGGTATCAAAGGTGATGCCAATACCTGCTAAAAAGGCATACAGTGCCGAAGTTTGCACCTGTTGTAGGGTGCATAGCAATACTAAATAAAGGAGCAATAAATGAACCCACAGTTCAAGCAAGCAGCACTATCTTGGTTCCGTGCAGCAGCAGCAGCAGCAGTTGCATTGTATGTAAGCGGAATTACTGACCCTAAGCAACTAGGTGCAGCAGCACTAGCAGGTCTTGCAGGACCACTTCTTAAGTGGTTAGACCCATCAGCCACAGAATTTGGTCGTGGCTCTAACTAAACCCTATTTAAACGGGCTATAAGCCCCATAGAACATAGAAAACCCCCGTCCTGGTCTTCCCCTAACCAGAGCGGGGGCTTTTCTGCTTTATAGGAGGCTACCTATAAACCTTTTAACCCCTCAAGTATATCATCAATCCGTATCAAGTAGCCCTTACTTGGGTTGGGTTGGATGTTGCAAGTAATAGCCCTACCACGTTGGGCAACTACCTTCTTAAGGATTTCTGTAGGTACCAATAGGGTACCACTTTCTATAACAAATGCCCAGTACTCAGCCTTTGTTGAGGATAGACCAGATGCATACCATTCATGATTGTTATGAGACCAACACACAGTCTCTACATATAGGTTGCCAGTATCTTTCCATTTTAAATCTGTCTTTACTTCTATTGTTTTACCGCCAGTAAGTAAGTCACTTACCAATTGCTCACCTTCGTGACCAACAGCAAGGTCTAAATCAAAATCAGATAATTTACTCATCAGCCTACATCATAAACTGATAATGGAACTACCGCTTTAGGTTTTATATTGTGCAACTTTCTATATCCTTCTCTCTGGTTTTCAGTAGTTGCTGCCCAGTAACCACTGACAGCATACTTGATTGAGTAATCAAAGCATTGCTGTATTACAGGACAATTGTTGCATATTCTTTTTAACATTGGCAAATTGTCATAACTACCTTCTGTAAAGAAAAACTCTGTATCAATACCTTCACACGCTGGTCTTCCTTTCCACTTCGGATAGTCGTTCATTTAACCTCCAGTCGAATAGAAACCTGAACCTTTAAACTTTACTGCTGGAGCAGACCATATACGAACCATAACTGCAGCGCAAGTGGGGCAAGGCGGTGCAACGTTTTCGTTTATCTCAATTATTGTTGTGCATGCATTACATTTAAAATCATATGATGGCATAGTTAATCACAATCTGGTTCAACATCGTTTGGATATGGAAGAGTTACCATTGAACCACAGTTAGCACACTCTCCGTCTAGGAAGTAAAAGTTTATTTCTTTGTATTCATCAAAGGCTATAAGGGCTATAAATACTTCGCAACCACAGACACAGGTAGTGCCTAGTGTTTGACCACGTAGGTCCATTGCCTTTGAGTAATCAGTAGGGTGTAGCAATTCCCTAATGTGTTTACTCTCCTGATTCATCTTCGTCTTTCTTCTTAGGTAAGACATCTTCATCTGATTCAGGACGCCATCCGCCTAGATTTCTAATCAAAGATATAACTGCACGCTGAACTTTCATTCGTGCACCATCTGCTGTTGTATCTAGTTCCTTTGCTACGTCACTCCACTCGCCTAATTCCGTTGTAAATCTGGCTTGTAAAATTTTTTGCTTTGCCTCTGATAATTTGTAATAGGCTGCTGCAATATCTGACCTTAAGACTAGCCAGTTGTTTCCATCTGATACCTCTGACCTGCTTACTGTTTGAGCAAGGTCTTTAATCTTGGTAGGGATTTCATATGATTCGGAAATAACTGATGGTAAAAATGCTTCTATGACAGCACTGTTGTAATAATAAATGTCAACATATTCGTAGCCACTAGTCTTGGCTTTTTCTTTTTCGCAATACTTTAATGCAGCGTTACGTAAAGATTTTGCAATTAACTTTTCTTTATCCTTTGGTTCAAGGGTAGACCATTCTTTAAATTTAACTGGGTGTGTAACAAACCATAGCCACAATGTCTGGGCTATGTCTACCCGTTCAACCATTGGATATTTCCTGTTGTACTCACTTGCTAGGGCAGCAACAAGCGACTCGTATTCTTCCGTATATGAGTCGTTCATTAAAAAAATACCTAGCCTTTGCCTGATTCAATGCCTGCCCATTGACCTCTTTGTACCATAAGTCCGATTATGGCATAGTTTGCTAGGTCAACCAGTGTATCTTCTATTGTTTCGTAGTTTGGCGTGTCGCCATTATCAACCAAGTGATTAAGTCTGGCTAACTTGTCATGCATTCTAACTCTTAACCCATTTAATGCACCGCCTGGAGCATGGGCTATGTTTAATGGACCGTAGTCCTGATGCTTTTTATAAAGAATGTCTAATAGTTCATCTGTTATATCTGCTGCGTATCTACTGTCCTTCATCTAGCACCACCCTTAAGTTATCGTCTATATCTATCATTGCTTCTTGCACTAGGACTTCTTCTACTATCTGATTGCCTTTGCCTTCTGCTGCTGCCAGCATAACTTCAGCCAAGACTTTAAGCCCTGAGTTCTTTGCTTCAACTGTCTTTAGTTCCCAGATATCTCGTAATGCATTTAAGATATCTAATCCTTTATTATCTGATAAAGGAATACCAATTAATCTAGGGTTGTCTTTTATATACTCCCAGATATCTTCTTTAAGTAATGACTCTTCTGATTCGCTCATCAATAAATCCAATCCCTTCCTGTAAAACAATCGAGTTCACATCATGCCCTTCTGGCATCTGAACTATATTTGCATTTCCTAATTCACGGCTAATCTTTTTGCCGAATTCTAATCCCGCAGCATCACCATCAGCAAGGATAATTACTGTTTCAAAATCATCTAGTATTTTAGAATAGTATGGCTTCCAATTGTTGGCGCCAGGTATTCCTACTGATGGATGATTTGTTTTAGCAACTACAGTTATACAATCTATCTCACCTTCGGTGACACATATGTATCCGTCTGCTGTTAGTACTGCCTGTGAGTTAAACATTGTTGTTTTAGCCCCTGGCATTCCCATATATTTAGGGTCACCACCTGACATAGTTCTAAATCTAATATCAACTACACCTGATGGTGTTACATATGGAATTGCTAATCTACCCATGTAGCCTTCGTGACCTGGAAGTGGATGTTCTACTACTCCCAGATGAAATCGCTGAACTTCTTCTACCGATAACCCTCGGCTCGCTAGGTAATCTTTCCCCAGATGAATGCTTGCTTTGTATGTTTCTGTTGCCTGTAAGAGAAATGCTCTCTGCGAATTTGATAGCCTCAATGTAAGTGCCTCCTTCCCGTTCCATAATTAAATCATAAACATCACCACTAACACCGCATCCGTGGCATTTAAATCTTTGTTCATCAAAGTTTATTCCAGCAGATGCATGTGAATCTTGGTGAAAGGGACATTTTATTTTGCGCCAGCCGTGCCCCTGTTGCGGCAAGGCGGCGCCTAAGTACGCTAAGTACTCAGCAATACTATGCTTTTGATTGTCCATTCATAGCCCTATAAATAAGGTCCAACCATATATAGGCTGGCATACTGCAATACCATTCGTTAACATCGGTCTTTCCTTTCCGTTTGTGTAGAACTGTTCCTGTCCAAGCACTATCATTTTTTATTTCTACTTCTAATTCTTTTATCCACGCACTAAGGTCCATACGAATATGGTTTTTTACTTCAATAGTTACTCCATTGACACCGCTTACATCACCTTTATCTAATTGTGCTCCTGCGATTCTGCGGTCTGCATATGGAAAACCATTTGCTTTTAACCATTTAACTACATCTGCTTCTGCTTTGGAACCTTTTGCTTTGCGTGGATTGCTCACATCATTCCCTCCTGTTGGTATCTAACGATAACATCTTCTAGATACATAGACTCAGGATTAAATGCAAGAGTTACATAGTTGTTTCCTGTTTGGTCTGCTCTGCCATATCTATTCTTGACTGGTGCTACGCATAGGTAAGTATCATCACCTTGTTTCATTTGCCCAATAGTTAGCACCATTGCTGGAATTTGATTGACTAGACCCTGGATTGCTGACCGTGGCTGGCAAGGATAACCCTCAAAACCTTCTTTAGTATGGTGCAGTACCAGTAGTGCAGCGTTGGTATCACGAGCAAGATACTTTAGTTCTTTCATTGCTGCTCGCATACCGTGGAACTCTTCATGCCCATCCATTGCTATATCCATTAGGTTATCTACAACAATTAGAGTAGGGCTTCTGCCCCATACAGTTTCAAAGGCTGATACTTCATCATCTAAATCTTTAAGTGTTGGTGTTGATTCAAAAGACCAAAACAAATGATTGTTAGATAACAAAAGTTCGTGTGCTTTTTCTGCATCTTTCTTTAATAGTTGTTCTGCATTTTGCTGTGACATGTTACCTGCCATAGCAACTAAACGCATAGCCATTGTATGTGCGTTTGTATCTGCGCTGAAATAAAGAGTTGGAAGTTTTGTTCGGGCTGCTATAGCAAGGGCAATAGATGACTTGCCTGCACCTGGAGTACCTGCAACTACTGTTACCTCTG